TCCGGTCGGCATCCTGACCGACATGGATTGCGAAATCCACTGGACTACGCCGTACCACGGCCAGGCCAAGCCTATCGAACGCGCCTGGCGCGACATGTGCGACCGCATCGCCAAGCACCCCGCCTTTGCTGGCGCCTACACCGGCAACAAACCCGACGCGAAGCCCGAGAACTACGGCAGCAAGGCCGTGGCGCTGGATGAGTTCGTGCGGGTGTTGAACGAGGAAATCGCTGCCCACAACGCCCGCGAGGGCAGGCGCAGCCGGGTGTGCGGTGGAAAACACAGCTTCGACCAGGTGTTCGCGGCCAGCTACGCGCAGTCCACGATCCGCAAGGCCACCGGCGAGCAGCTGCGCCAGCTGCTGCTGGCGACCGAGGTGGTCACCTCGGATGCGCGCGACGGCGCCGTGCGCTTGGCCGGCAACCGCTACTGGAGCGAGGCCATCGCGGCGCACGCCGGCAAGAAGGTGATGCTTCGCTTCGACCCCGAAGCGCTGCACACAAGCGTCGAGGTGTATTCGCTGGCAAACGTGCATCTCGGCACCGCCGAGTGCATCGCCGCCGTCGGCTTCGCAGACACGGTGTCGGCTAAAGAACACGCGCGCGCCAAGAAGCAGTTCCGCCGTGCCACACAGCAGCAGTTGGTGGCCGAACGCCGCATGTCCGCTGCGAAGCTCGCCAGCCAACTGCCGGCCCCTGTGCCGGAACACCTGCCGCCGGCCGGCGTGGTCGCGCCGATGTTCGGCAAGCGCGCCCCGAAGCCGCAGGCGGCTCCGCAGGAGCAGCTGCAGCGCACCGGCACCGATGACCGCGAGGCGGCATTCGGCGACCTGATGGAACGCCTGGCGAGCCAGCAACGGGCCGGCAGCTTCTACCAGCCCAGGGGAGCCGACGAATGAAGGGGCTGCCCGATATCCGCCTTGACCGTGCCGGGCTGCCGGGATCGCGGCTGCTGCGCTACCAGGCGCGCAAGAGCGCGATCAAGCGCCCGGCCTGTCCCGCGCTCCACCCAATGAAAGTGCCGCTCGCGCACTACTTCCGCCACCACCCGCAAGACCAGAGGGAACACATGACGCATGCCATGAATGCCGCCGCCAGCAACAGCATCCCGGAAGAGTTCAGCCAGGAGCAGATGTCCGACATGCGGGAGCGCGTGCGGATGATCTCGGAGGCCGGCAACGGCTACAGCCAGAACCGCATTGCCCGCGAGGCGGACATGTCCGGCGCCACGCTGAGCCAGTTCCTGGGCGATACCTACAAGGGCAACATGCAGGCGACGGCGATGAAGATCGCCAAGTGGCTCAACGCCTACGACGCGCAGGCGTCCACCGAATCGCTGCCGATGGCCCCGGCGTGGGTCGATACGCCCACCAGCAAACGCATTCTCGGAGACCTGCGCTACGCGCAAGTGGCGGCCGACCTTGTGCTGATCGTCGGCGCCGCCGGCATCGGCAAGAGCAAGACCATCGAGCAGTACCAGGCCATCGCACCGAACGTCTGGCACGTGGAACTGAGTGCGGCCACCGGCTCGCTGCTCGCCGTGCTGGAGGAAATCGCCATCAGGGTGGGCCTGCGGGACTACGTCCGCAGCGCCTCCTACCTCCAGCGCGCCATTGCAACCAAGGTCCGCAACACGGGCGGGCTGCTGGTCGTCGACGAGGCCCAGCACCTGACGGTTCAAGCAATGGATGGCATCCGCTGGTTCAACGACAAGTGCGGCATCGGCCTGGTGTTCGCCGGCAACGAGCGCGTCTACACGCAGATGACCGGCGGCAACCGCGCGGCGTACCTCGACCGCCTCTACTCGCGGGTCGGCAAGAAAACGCTGATCAAGCGGGCCACGCAAGGCGATGCCGACGCGATCATCAAGGCGTGGGGCATCGATGACGGCAAGTGCCGGGAGCGCATCCGCGATATCGCCGCCAAGCCCGGCGCCTTGCGCGTGCTGAACAAGGTGATCCGGCTTGCGGCCACCTACGCGCAAGCCAGCCGCAAGCCGATCTGCTGCGACTCCATCGGCCAGGCTGCGCGCGAGCTGGGGGTGTTCGAGTGAACCCGGCCACCACGCCCACGCCCCACGTACAGGCTGCCGGCGACGTGCTGGCCGTGTGCCTGCGCCTGGCCCGCATCCGAGACAACACCGCGCTGAGCGTGGAGGAACGGCTGCACTGCCTGCGCATCATCCGCCGCAACCTGGCCGGCTACGAGGACCGCCTCGCAACGCAGGACGCCGCTGCCCAGGAGGGAGGTGGGAATTGAACACACAGATCATCACAGCCGACCTGCTGGTCGCCACCAATGTCATCGGCCAACTGGCCGCTGCTTCCCTGCAGCAAAAATGCCTGGCTGTCGAAGCCATCGCCGCCACCGGCCTGCAGGTCGAGCAGTTGACCGTGCGGCAGCTGATGGACATCGCGCTGAAGGCCGCGCCGCTGCGCAATGGCACGGCCAACATGGTCGCCAACAGCACCGCGCCGCAGCGCAGGGAAATCCTGCGCCTGCTCAACGCCGCCGGCATCGACACCTCGACGGTGGATGACCGGTTGGCCGGCTACATGACCGATGCCCGCGTGCTGATGCCGCGGGGCATCCCGCTCGCCGAAGCCCTGCGCGGCATCAGCTACGCCGGTGCCGCGCGCCTGGTGCGGGTGATCCGCCAGGCCACCACTGCCACTGAGGAAACCACGCCATGAGCAATCAGCAGAACGTCGCGTTCGACTGCATCCACGGCCACGCCAAGGCGCTGCTGGGCGCCATGTTCGAGCTTGGCCGCACCGGGTGCACACCGCGCGAGGTGAAGATCACGGAACGCCGCGCGCGGATCGTGATCGATCCACCGCCGGTCGGCTCGTTCATCCAGGGCGCCTTGCGCCACAGGCAGACCTTCAACGGCTGCACCCGCGCGGTGTTCATCGCCCCGTTCCACGGCTGCCTCCTGGAATGGGAGGAAACCAGCCAGGCGGCAGCAGCAAGGGCCGGTGCGCGATGACCCGGTACGTCGAGGACATCTACGAGGACGACGACCTGCCGCCCTGCATTGGCGGCCGGATTGTCGATTCGCTTCACCGCCGCTTTGAAGAGCATTTCGGCACGCCGCTGGAACCACAAGGGCCGGCACCGGCCAAGGAAGAAAACCCGTGAATATCGAAACCATCCCCGATGGCTACCGCCGCGACCCGCAGGGGCGCCTTGTGGCCGAGGTACTGATCAAGCCCATCGACCTGGCCCGCGACGCCCTGGTGCAGGAAATCGTGCAGGCATGGAAGGAGGAAAACGCCCGGCTGAAGGCACTGAAGAATCGCGCCTTCGAGGACATCGCCGCGTTCATCGAACTGAGCGCGGAGCAATACCGCGTCCACATCGGCGGCAAAAAGGGCAACGCCAGCCTGATTTCCTTCGACGGCAAATACAAGGTGGTCCGGCAGATTCAGGAGGCCATCCGCTTTGATGAGCGTTTGAAGGCCGCCAAAGCACTGATCGACGAATGCCTCACCGAATGGACCGAAGGCGCGCGCGCGGAACTGCGGGCCATCGTCAATGACGCATTCCGGGTGGATCAAGAGGGAAACATCCGCACCGCGCAGGTGCTGGGCCTGCGCCGCCTGCCTATCGAGGACGAGCGTTGGCAGCGCGCCATGCTCGCCATCGGCGAGGCCGTGCAGGTGGTGGGCAGCACGGCCTACGTGCGCGTGTACGAGCGCGATGCCAACGGCAAGTACCAATCGATTTCCCTGGACATGGCGGGAGTGTGAGATGAACCAGAACCAGATCGGATACACCCCCGGCGACATGGCCGACCAAGGGGCAAAGCAGTTCGATGCCGGCATGGCTTGCGGCACTGCGCTGGCCCAGCTGGCCGGACGGATAGCCGACCGCACGGCACGCTCGGACATCGAGGCCTACGCAAAGTGGGTGAAGGTTGACGGGCAATCGTTCTGCGACACCAACCAGGCCGAGGACCCGCGTGATCCCGACGCCATGCTCTACGTGCAGTTGGCGCTGAAGTACATCGAGCTGCGGGGTGATGCCTGGGAATGGCGCCTGCAGCGACACGCCGACCTGCCGCACCTGGTGCGGTTCGTGGAAAGGGAATCCTGATGGGCAGCTACTACCAGGTCCGTGATGCGGGAAAGCGCACGGCAGGCCAGCGCAAGGCCATCCACGCCCTGCGCCGCAAGTTGGGGCTCGACCGGGACGTGTACGAATCCATCCTGCAGCGCCTGGGTGGCGCCACAAGCAGCACCGAGCTTTCACCCGAGGCGCTGTTTGCCGTGCTGGACGAATTGCGCCTGAAGGCTGGCGAGAAGCCGCGTGTGGCGTATCCGGGCAAGCCGCACAACTTCGATTCGGCGCGCGCGATGCCGGAGATGATCACCAAGGTGGAGGCGCAGCTGGCGGACATGGGCCTGCCCTGGGCCTATGCGGACAGCATCACCAAACGCATGCACGGCATTGACCGCGTGGCGTGGTGTCGTACCGAGGGGCAACTGCGCGATGTCATCGCCGCATTGCACGTCGAGCAGGAGAAGCGTGGCCTGCTGGCCGCGCTGGAGGAGCGCCGCATCGCGCTTGGCATTGATGACGCGCAGTGGCAGGCCATGACCGCCGACCTGCCGGCCGGCTGGCAGCGCAACCGGCAGTATCTGCGCCAGATGGGTGTGGTGCTGGAAAGCATCGAACCACGGCCGCTGGGGCACGGCTGATGCGAGCGACGTGTCCCGAGTGCGGCGCCCAGGCCCACATCAGCGCGATGTTTGCCGAGGACGACGGCAAGCGTCTGGCGATGGTGGCAGCAGGGTTGCCACCGGAGCTGGGTCGGGCGGTGCTGGCCTATCTCGGTCTGTTCAAACCGGCAAAAACCGCCCTTCGACTTGCGCGGGCGGTCAAGCTGGCCCAGGAGGTCGCGGACCTGGTCGCCGCTGGCAGCGTGTGCAAAGACGAACGCAGCGGTGTGCGCCGCCCAGCCAGCCCGGCGCAGTGGGTGGCCGGCATCGAACAGATGCTGGCGCAGCGGAGCGGTCTATCACTGCCGCTGGAATCCCACGGCTACCTGCGCGCGGTGGTGTTCGGCCTGGCCGACAAGGCCGACGCCGCGCAGGAGCGTCAGCGGGAAGAGGATGCGCGCGTAGGGAAACACCTGCGCTCGTCCTCGGGCACCACCCCATCACCGCATAAGGAATCGCCGCTGCAGCGCCAGCTGGCGTGGATCGCACAGATGGAAGGCTTGGGGCAGTTCAGCCCGGAGCAGGCCGAATCCGAGCGGCAAGCCGCTCGCAGCAGACACGGGGACGCGCAATGAGCACGAGCGATATGTTTGGCGACGACGACAACCTGGACATGCAGCGGGCGCTGGATTCCCTGACCCTGAGCAAGGCACACCGCTGGGAAGGGATGCTCAACACGCTGATCACGTCGACAATGGCCACGCTGCGGCGGAACGGCATCACGGAAGAAGCCTCCGAGCTGCTGGCGCCCAGCGTGGTGCTGGACCTGTGCAATGCCATAGGCGGGCAGATCGTGTATTTCCCGCGTGGCACGGTCTTGCGCCGGGCGCTGCGCGATGTGCGCGTCTATCGTGACTGGTCCGAGCGCAACATGGGACCGCAGGAGCTGGCGGCGCGGTATCACCTGTCCGTCCAGACCGTGTACGAGATCATCGCGAAACAGCGCGAGATTGCGCGACGGGCGTCCCCCGACCTGTTCGGCTACGATGACACCGCAACCTGACCCCGCCCCGGCGGGGTTTTTGCTTATTACAAGCAGCTGAAACATCCCCCTCGCGCGATGTGCGCACCCTTTGTGTATCGGCCCGGCAGGGCGTCAAAGGGTTCAGTCGCGTGGATAGGTTCATCAAGCTCAAAGCGGCAGTTGCCATGCTTGCCGCCCGCATCGGCCACATCTGGCTGTTCTTCGCTGCCAGCCTGGTGCTGCTGCTGATCGTGGCCCACTACAACAGCCTGCTGATCACCAGCTATCTGTGGGCGGCCAGCAAGGTCACGATGGCCGGTGCCATCGGCTACACGCTGGACCGCGCCGCGTTCCCCAACAGTGACCCGCGCTACCTCTCTGGCCTCGAGCAATCGATGGCGCAGAGCCGGCGGGGGGTGCTGATCGCGGCCGCGATGATCGCCGCAGGGCTAATCGGATGAGCCGCTGGGATCGCTGGAAAGCATTCTGGGCGCAGGGCAGCGGCAGCGGCGACTGGCGCGGAGTCATGATCGCCATCGTGATGCTGATCCTGCTCGCCGCCGTGCTGTGGAGCATGGTGGTTGTCGGCCACGCGGCCGCTGCCGAGCCGGGCAAGGCGACCGTGCACGTCGCGCCGGCATCGGCGCTGTACCGCCACCGCGTCGAGCAGGCATCGGCCCGCGCGTGGGGCGTCCACGGCAGCAGTGCAAGGCTGGCGGCGCAGCTGCATCAGGAATCGGCCTTCCGCGCCGATGCGCGTTCCAGTGCCGGTGCCATTGGCATCGCGCAGTTCATCCCTTCCACCGCTCGCTGGATCGCCACGGTCTATCCGCGCGAGCTAGCGCAGTTCGACCCGTGGAACGCACAGCAGGCCATCCTCGCGGCGGCGCTCTACGACCGCTGGCTGTTCGACCGCGTGCAGCCGCTGGGTGGTGGCGAAGCGGTGGAGGGTTGCAGCCGCTGGGTGTTTGCACTGCGCGGCTACAACGGCGGCGAGGGGTGGATGCTGCGCGAACGCCGGCTGGCGCTGGCCGCTGGCAAGAACCCGGACGACTGGCAGCAGGTGGAGCCGTTCCGTGCGCGAGCTGGCTGGGCGCACAAGGAAAACACCGGCTACCCGCGCCGCATCCTGCTGATGCTGGAACCGGCCTACATCGCCGCCGGCTGGCAAGGAGAGCCGACATGCTGAGTGGCACCGCCACGCGGGCTGCCGCGCTGCAGAGCTGGCCGGTGCTTGGCCTGGCCGGGCTGTTGCTGCTGGTGGTCACCGCCGTTGCCGGCCTGTACGTGGGCAACCGTTGGGCCGAAGGCACGCAAGCCATTGGCCAGCGCAAGCAGCAACAGACCTACATCGACCAGTTGCAGGCCGAGGCCGAGCAGCTGCGCGAGATCGCGGCCAATGCCGCCCTGGACTACGCCGCTGCCGCTGACCGGCAGGAGGCCATTGCCACCGAACTGGAAAACGACCGTGAAACGAACCGCAAACACGCCGCTGCACAGCACGCCGCGCTGGAAAAACTGCTGGCGTCTCGCCCTGACCTGCGTACTGACCGTGCTGGCGCTGACGTCCTGCAGCACTGGAACCGTGCCAACCAAGGCCCCGCCGCCGCCGGCGCCGCCCCCGGCACCGGCACCGAACCTGATGCAGCAGTGCCCGCCGCTGCCGGCGGCAACGTCGGACCTGTGGGCGGTGTTGATCGCCAACCACGACCAGGTGGCAGCGCAGTACCACGAGTGCGCGGCCGGCAAAGCGCGGCTGGTGCAAGCGGCGACGGAATGGCAGCGCACGGCATGGGCCTGGTACTGCCAGGCGCTGGAGCAGATGCAGCTGCCGGCCTGCGGCGATGAGCGGAAAGAAGGCCATCGGCGCGACGGTGTCGGACCTGGTCCGCCTGCGCGATGAGTACCACGAGATGGCGCGGCGCTGCACGGCCGAAGCCAAGCGGCAGCACGGCGAGAAAGCGGCCGGGCTGCGAGGGCAGGCACGCGCCTACGAGGGCGTCTGGCTGGATATGAGCGACTTGATCAATGGCAAGGGACACCCGAGTGCAAGACGACGCGGATAGGGCCGCAGAGGGCGAAGGTCGTAGCTGGGCGGCATGGGAGGCACAGCGGCAGCAGCGCGAGGACTACCAGGCGCAATGCCGCAGGACCGTGGAAGCCAGCGAGGGGCTGATGAACTGCATCGAATGTGGGGAAGAGATTCCCAGGCAACGCCAGCTGGCGTTGCCGCACACCCGGCGCTGCGTTGGCTGTGCGTCGGACGTGGAGAGCAGTTCATGGAGTCGGTGATGCTCACCTTGCTGGTGGTGGCCGTGGTCGCGTCCCTGGCAACGGTGTGCATGCAGTTCGTGCTTTGGGTGATGCACAACAGCCTGGCCAACCGCGTGGCGAAGCTGGAAGCGCAGCAGCAGAACGCGCTCACCCATGCCGAAACCATCCAGATTTATGAACGCCTGTCGAGCCTGGAATCGCTGGTCGAAGCCCAGATGACGACGGTGAAGTCAATCGAAAAGTATCTGATGGGGAAAGACTGATGAGTACGAAAGCCTACGAGGAACACAAGAAGAAGGAGCTGCGCCTGGTGCTGCTGCGCCTGCTCTCGGAAGAGAACGGCAAGCAGGCCAATTCCTCGCGGCTGCATGCCGGCCTGCAGTTCCTGCGGATTTATGTGGAGCGCCATGAGGTGATCGAAGCGCTGCGCTTCCTCCAGACCCACCAGCTGGTGGAGCTGGAGCAGCTGAGCGAGTTCAGCGGGGAACTGTACGGCGCCCAGCTGCGTAGCCGCGGCATGGACGTGGTGCACGGTCGCCTGACCGTGGACGGCGTCCTGGACGTGACCCGGTAAGGCCATGCAACCGCAGAAGCGCCGCCGCAAGGGCAAGGTTCATCGCGCACCGTACCGGGCGCGGCTGGACGAACTGCTGAACGAGAATTGCCACACGCTGGATGAAATGGTGGCAATCATCAAGGCGGAATACCCGGAGGAAGAGGTCAGCCGCAGCAGCTTCCAGCGCTATGACGCCAGCATCCGCGACTTCTCCGAGCGGATGCGCGAAGTGGAGGCACAGGCCAAGGTGATTGCCAACACCTATGGCAAGAATGCCGGCGACGACACCAGCAGCATGCTGGCAAACGCTATGGTGTTGCTGGCCACGGACACGGTGTTGAATCTGAGAACTTCCGGCGAGGCGAAGCTGGATGATGTGCGCAAGGCCAGCCAGATCGCCAAGAACGCGCAGGAAGGCAAGCGGGTCAGCCTGGCCGTGCGCAAGCAGATCGAGGCTGAGGCACGCGAGAAGGCGCTTAACGAAGCGGCCGCCCGTGTGGATGCCGCCGCCCAGGCACGGGGCCTGACGGCCGAGGACGCCAGTTTCTGGCGCGACCAAGTGCTGGCGGGCATGTAATGAGCGTGCTTGCCCCTCTGCCGGATACCGAGCGCGTCATCGAGTGGGACGAGCTGCCCGAGAACGTCCGCGCCGTCCCCGCGAACTTCGATCCGCGCGCCGAAGGCGTGCTGATGAAGCACCAGACGGACTGGATTCGCATGCAGCGTGGCCTGGACATCGCGGTCTGCGAGAAGGGCCGCCGCACCGGCATCACTTTCGCCCAGGCGCTAACCGATACGATCACCGCGGCGACGGCCAAGGAAGCCGGCGGCGACAACGTGTGGTACATGGCCGACACCCGAGAGAAAGGGCTGGAATACATCGGCTATGTCGGCAAGTTCGCGCAGATCGTGGCCCGTGGTCAGGCGAGCCGGATTGAGCAGCATATTTTCGTCGACCAGCAACCCGATGGCACCAGCCGCAATATCCAGGCGTTCCGCGTCCGCTTCGCCAGCGGCTTTCGCGTTACCGCGCTGTCCTCGCGCCCGGAGAACATCCACGGCCTGCAGGGCGAGGTCGGCATCGATGAGGCCGCACTCCACAAGGACGTGGCCAAGGTGCTGGAATCGGCCACCGCGCTGCTGATCTGGGGCGGCCGCATCCGGGTGTGGTCCACCCACCGGGGCAAGAAAAACCCGTTCAACCAGCTTGTGCAGGACGTGCGCGCTGGTCGCTATGGCAAGCGTTCAAAGGCCATCCGAATCACATTCGATGACGCCGTAGCCAACGGGCTGTACGAGCGCGTCTGTGCGATGCGCGGGAAGGTGCCCACTGCCGAGGGCAAGAAGGAGTGGTACACCGGTATCCGGGCTGCCTACGGCCCGCGCCAGGCTGCGATGCGCGAGGAGCTGGACGGCATCCCCCGCGATGGTGATGGGTCGGCCATCCCCGGCGTGTGGCTGGAGCAAGCCATGCCCGAGGTGCGGCCGGTGCTGCGCATCGTGTTCGATGACGATTTCCCGCGGCGTACCGAGCGCGACCGCGAGGCGTGGTGCACCAAGTGGATCGCCCTCAATCTGCTGCCTGTCCTGGTCAAGACAATGGACGGCTTCGATGGTCGCTGGGCAGTGGGCATGGACTTTGCCCGCCACCGCCACTTCTCGGTCATCATCCCGGCTCGCATCACGCAAGACCTGCGCCGCGAGGCGCCGTTCGTGGTCGAACTGGCCAACGCGCCCACTCGCCAGCAGGAACAGATTCTGTGGGCGCTGCTGGACTTCCTGAAGCTGCGCGCGCCTGGGCGCTGGACGTTCGCTGGTGACGCCACCGGCCCCGGCCAGACGCTGATGGAATACACCGGCGAC